GTCCACGCCCACCGCACACAGCGGTATTCAGTCTTCCTGTCTTGGCTGGCGGCTCCCGGTAGAAACACCAAAAAGAGCATCAACAGCCAACGCATTCATCACACCAAAGTCCATGCAATTATGTACGTGCCATAGATGACGAAGGCCACTATACAGGCCGCCGCAATGAATGCTTCAGCCCAGTCCCACATACTAGCCCTGAGTTAAAGGGTAATGAGTCATCAACTCAAATGCCTGTTCTGGCGTAATGTCTTGCGACGCTACGTCATCTACCGTACTGCCGTCACGAATAGCGTGGATGCAACAAAAGATTGTGTTTGGCTCTTTGGCAATGAACTGATGCACCACGCCTTTGGGCGTCACGATTAAGTGAGGGGCAGTAAAGTCTTGCTCACCATTGTCATGCTTCATGGTTACGGAACCCGCCGCCAACAAAGTGATGTGATCAAACACATGGGCATGACCTTGATGTGTATCACCGACGTTGATGAACTGGTGCATCTTGACGAACACGTTATCGACAATTGAAACTTGTGTTTGCATTTTAGACCCGAGCCGTTGTTATGTTGTAGTTCACCCACTGCAACGTAGGCTCGTCCCAGTAATAAAAATTACCATCTTCTGGGCAGTCAATTGGCGGTTTAAAACTGCAAGCTGCTTCATCAAAAACCCAAGACAAATAACCTTCTTTTGCCCAAACTGTTTTAACAGCGTTCTGTTTTTCTAATATTTCTTCTTGCGTCATTGCCCGAACGTGATGAATGTCTGTCACAAAGTTGTTAACAAACTCATAAGTCACGCCAAGATACTTTTCATAGACGGTGACTTCAGGAATGGGGACTCGATTAAACAGAGCAAAGTTTGTCGGCAAATTGTTTAAGTCCACATCAGGAAATGCTTCCCGTAAATTCTCTTCTAAGATCGGATGCTCAAAAGGAGCGCCATTCTTAATTTGTATAAAAAGCCGCATCACAAGTTTCCTGTGTTTGTGGAGGGGAAGGCTCGCGTGATGCCGCCCGTGTTGCCGTAGATAATCCGAACTGCGCCTACGCCCCCAGCGCCCACCGCAGCAGAGCTTGAACTTGTAGATGTAGAACCGCCGCCGCCACCATAAGCGCCGCCAACCCCACCGCCGTAAGGCGACGACCCTGAGCCACTGCCGCCATTAGCGCCGCCAGAACCACCACCGCCAGAAGCGACACCATTGCTGCCTTGCCCAAGGATGCCAACACCTCCACCCCCTTCTGCGCCATCGCGGAAAAAGTAAACGTTGTCATACCTTCCTCTAAATCCTCCAGCACCCCCGCCACCCGCTCCGTTTTGTGCGGAAGCAGTACCGCCACCATTACCGCCGTTACCCGCGTAACCTCCAGCCCCGCCACCCGCGCCAATATTGAACGAAGCGCTCCCGCTCATGATGGCGGAAGTTCCGCCTGAGCCTCCTTGACCTCCGCCGTCCCCGGTGTAACTGCCGCCGCTTTGCCCACCTCGATCACCAGCAATATTGGATGTGCCACCATTACCAACAATTGTTCCTGTGCTTATAAAATAACTGTCCCCACCATTGGTGCTAGATGCATACACACCGCCAGCACCAACAACAACTGTGTAGGACGTTCCGGGAATGACTGTAATATTGTTCTTGTAACCAAGACCGCCACCCCCACCGCCACCTTTAAGTAGTGATGTGTTACTCAATCCACCAGAGCCTCCGCCACCAACAGCAACAACAGAGACAGCCGTTACATCAGTTGGCGCAACCCATGTATATGTTCCAGCGGTTGTGTATGCGTTTTGCCCATTCGGAATAGGAGGTGGGGCAAAACTCCGTTGGTTCTGAAAGACGGCTTGTAAAGCACCGCTCATGTGAGGCCACTCCCTGAAATTAACCAAGATGTTGAGGTGATCTTAATGCAGGTTGCTGATCCGTTTGTTGCCAAAGTTCGTGAACCTGTTGTACCTGCGGAAGATAAAACCAATGTGTCTGTTGTGATGGCAATCGTGACGTTTGCCACGGCCATGTTGATAAATGTAATTGCTGTACCGATGGGGTAAGCCACAGAGCTATTGGCAGGGATTGTGAATGTCCTTGCGTTGTTGTCACCAACTGGGTGAAAGATGTGCTTGCCAGCATCAGCCAAAACCAGTGTGTAAGCAGCAGATTGACTGTTTTGTGGAATATTCCTAAAACCAACGGCGTCAGTTCCGTCCACTGTGCAGTTGCTTAGATTTCCGCTTGTTGGAGTTCCAAGTACAGGTGTAGTAAGCGTAGGCACACCTGCTGAACTGATACTAACCCCAGTGTTACCCGCACCTTGAAGCGTTAACACACCAGAAGCATCGCCAGTGACGACCGCACCGCCTACGACGGTATCTGCGTTAAGTATTGTTGCCATGTGTTACCCCAGTGCGTTAATTTTTGCTGTGAGAGCCTGCAACTCGGCAAGCAGTTGTTCTTTGGTAGGCTCGGGTGGTACTACTACTTCAGGAGTGGGGCGGTTATCAATAAACTGACCATCAATGTAGTCCCAATCAATACCACCATTTGTTAATGCTACCCACCCTTGTGTCGTGGCGTAGTCAGCTTCGGCAACAACAGTATTAACAACTTTTCCGTTTTCAATGATTGCGTAGTTTGGCATTTTTAATCCTTAGTACTCGATAACAACAACGCCATTTGCGCCAGCACCACCAGTAGACGTATCAACTCCACCCGCCCCGCCTGTTCCAACGGTTATGGTTAAAGTGTTTCCCGGTGTCAGCGATGTTAAGTATTTAATAGCGGTTCCACCGCCACCACCGCCACTGCCACTTTGCATATTGCCTGATCTAGCGCCGCCGCTTCCACCACCACCGTAATTTGAGCCTGCAATTCCCGCTGAATTTCCAATAACATTTGCGGCTCCTCCTCCAAAAAAAGATGAGCCACCAGAACCAGATGAAAAATATGCTTGACCGGGTGTTACCCCTGTATCGCCCGCAGACCCGGTAAAATTTAAATCGCCGCCAGTTGCACTGCCACCACTACTACCAAAATATGGATTTTGTGTAACTGCGCCGCCACTGCCTCCATTACCATCAATATTTGAAATAGTTTGCGTTCCAGATGCAACTCTTGAAAAACCACCACTAACACCTGCCGTGGAAACAGCGTTTGTCGAGTTAACGCCCGTGCCACCTCCACCTGCGCCAACAACAGTCACTTTAAGTACAGTTTTACCAGTAGGGATTGTAAAAGTGCCTGATGACGTAATAACCGACATTGCTGTAAAACCACCACCCGGTGTGGCAAAACTCAACGCACCTGATCCGTCAGTTTGTAATACTTGGTTTGCTGAACCGTCTGCGGCTGGCAATGTGTAGGGGCGGAACGTAGGTGCTCCAGAACCACCCGAAACTACAGGCCGACCAGAAGTCCCAGCCGCAGTAAACGCAAGCTCAGTCCCATCTCCGTAGCCTATTCCACCAGCCGTGGGGGTGTTGTTACCATCAATAACTATTGCCATGATTTACTCCAATGCTTGAATTTGGGCTGATAGCGCATTAAGTTGCGCAAGCAGTTCTTCTTTGGTTGGCGCGGGTGGCACTACGGGTTCTACCACAACAGGTGCAGTGAATACGCCGTCAGCGTAAGTCCAACCGGGGCCAGCTACAGGGCAGGCGATCCAACCTTGTTGCGCAGCGTATTCAGCGTCAGCAATCACTACATTAATTACTACACCGTTTTCAATAATTGCATATCTCATATTTGTTCCTTACCAAGAGTAGACACGGCACAAGCCATTACCGCCATTGCCACCAGCGCCTGAATTTGATCCAGCATTTGCAGCGCCACCACCGCCGCCACCAGCACCAGTACCACCCGCACCGCCAGCGCCCCCCACACCAGATGTACTGCCACCACCACCGCCACCGCCGCCACCTTGACGGAAAGCACCAGCACCACCCGCGCTCCCCGCGCTTGTAGACGATACTGCAGCCGCACCAGCCGCGCCACCACCAGCAGTGTTTCCAGTATTTGAACCACCCTCGCCACCATTTTGAGGAGTTCCACCGCCAGCGCCCCCACCAGAACCACCACCTGCGCCTCCTTGGTAAGAAGAACCACCCGGGCGACTAGACGTATCAATACCGCCACCGCCAGAACCACCGCCAAAACCAGAAGGGTTACCAGTTTCTGCGGCGTTGACAACATTACCACCACCAAATTGACCATATATTGGGGCGTTTGAGCCATCTCGTGAAAGTGGTTGGCCTGAAGTGCCCATAACACCAGCACCTTTGCCGCCATAAGAAGTTGTAGTTGCACCACCATTACCAAACTGTCCACCAAAAGCTGATAAGTACGAACCAAATGTAGTATCACCCCCGCTAGTTCCATCATTACCATTAGTACTATCGGAAGTTTGTGCCGCGCCCCCTGTGCCACCAGCGGCAACCGTTACAGTTACCGTGCTTGTTAAATCAGACGCTTTAAATAACCGATACGCATACGAGCCACCGCCACCACCACTACCGCCCCCTTTATCTGAAGTGCTTCTGCGACCAGAACCGGCTCCACCGCCACCGCCAATACATTCAACCATTACAAAAGTTGCACCAGATGGTTTAGTCCAAGTGCCTGTAGAAGTAAACTCATTAAAAGTTGCACCGGGAGCCGCGCCCCAAGCTGGAGCCGTACTTGAACCGCCAGAAATTAAAACTTCTCCTGACGAACCATAAGAAGGCGAAGAGCCAACACCAATAGCGCCGTTAGCGGCTAAAGTAACAGAAGGCGTTGTGCCGTTTACACGAAGTTGTAGTGTGCCGTCAGTATTGCCCGCGCTTACTAGCGCCGTGCCTGATGTTGTTCCTGCTGAAATCGTACTCATGGTATTTCCTTATAAAACAACCCAGCGTTGGCCGGAAGAAACAGTAATAGCAAAACCGCTGGAAATTGTGATTGGCCCAACCGAGAAAGCGTTAGAGCCTGTGGGTACAGTATAGTTCTCCCCCACTGTGGTTGTGTTAACAATCAACGCACCGCTTGCATAAGCCGGGCTTGATACAGTTGCAAAACTTAATACCCCAGAACCATTGGTAGCAAGCAGTTGATTGGCTGAACCATCTGCGCCGGGTAGTGTGAATGTTACGTTTGTCGCCACTGTGCCGGGGGCTTGCAGCGCTACGTACTGACCGCCTGTTGTGTCTTCAAAGCGAACATCGCCTTGGGCTGTGACGTTGACCTGTGTAGCTACAACCGTGCTTGGTGTAGTCGCACCAACCGTTCCGTTCAGAGGGCCAGAGAAAGCTGCCGCAGACAGTGTTGTGCCGTTAAAGGTCATGTTGGCGGAACCCGCCAAGTTACCACCGCTGTTGAACTGAACCTGTGTATCAGAGCCGCCAGCCGATGCGCCTACGCGCACGAAGTCAGAACCATTCCACGCTACCAGCGCCTTGTCACCAGAAGCAACCGTGATACCTGTAGTAGGGCCGCTACCAACAATCTTTACTGACTGGCTCGTAGATGTAGCGTTGATGATAATGAAGGTCTTGCTGTATCCAGCAGTAAGCGAATCGCTTATTGTGATTGTCAACAAGCTTGCGGGGTTGCCGGTGCAACGAATAATTTGGTACTGCGCTGTTCCAGTAGCACCACTGCCAGCCTGTGCAATATTGGTATTTGACGCGTCGCCATTGGTGTTTGTAAGCGTAACCGCAGTCTGGCTACCGCTGATGATCTGACTACCCGCAATGGCTGTGTCAAGATACTCCGTAATCCCGTTGTTAACGGTGTTGCCCCATGTACCAGATAACTCACCCTGTACCGGCAGTGCAAGTTCTAGGTTGGTTGAATATCCTGTAGCCATTTAATACTCCTAAGTCGTTGAAACGGCAGTCCAACCTGCCGTTTGCGTGTTACCGATATTTTGCCAGTTTGCGGTCTGTGTGTCATCTATTACACTCCAAGCAAAGCCTTTTACATTTCCAACCGATCCGGTTGCTGATACACCAGACAACGGAATTGTAAAACCAACCGATCCAACAAATCCTGTAGCACCAACACCACTTAGTGCAATGCTCTCCGAAACTCCTTCACTGCCAACCAGACCCGTGCCGGACACGCCCGTAAGTTGTATTGCAACACCTACTTTGCCTGTTACGCCCGTGGCTTGAACCCCCGCTAACGATTGCTCAATATTCAGTAGTCCAAGCTCGCCAGTGGCACTAACCCCAGATAACCCGGCTACATATTGAAAGTCAACCGAGCCAACATCTCCAGTTGCACCAACGCCGGTAATGCCTATCTCAATACCAAAACTACCAACTTGGCCTGTACCCGCCACACCTGTCAGGGCAATACTTTCTACAACTTCTTCACTGCCTACCTGCCCCGTAGCAGATACCCCTGTTAACGCTTGTTGTAGCAGTACCTCAACTGAACCTGTTGCGCCTGTGCCAGACACCCCAGATATAGCTGCTGATAAGCTGTAAATAACCGATCCAACTTCGCCTGTACCGGATACCCCTGTAAGAGCGATGCTTTCCGAAACTCCAACTGAACCCGCCGACCCCGTAGCCTCTACGCCTGTAAGAGCAACGCTTTCCTCAATCCCAACTGATCCAACAGAGCCAGTTGCACTAACACCTGTTAACTCTGCGGTTGTACCGCCAATAACCGTCCCAACAGCACCCGTAGCAGATACTCCCGTAAGAGCAACGCTTTCCGTAACTCCAACCGACCCAACAGCACCTGTACCCGCTACACCAGATAGCGCAATGGAAATGACTAGAGCAACTGCGCCAACAGCGCCCGTGGCTGAAACACCTGTGAGCGCCGTTTGCTGACCGCCCCAAGTATTATCACCCCAAGCGTCTGCGCCCCATGCTGTAGACATGACTTACCAATTATGCAATGCGGAGCAATCCGGTCGATGCGTCGTTAACTGGCATGGTCAGTGAAAACGTACCCGCAGCTACCGTTTGAGGCGTGAACGTGTAAACTGCTACAGAATTCTTACCCGCGTTTGTATCGTTGTACAAAAGCATTGCATCAAAAGAAGTTGCTAAAGTAACCGTGGTGTAGGTGATACTTGCAGAAGGTGTAAGAAACGATGTTGTTCCAGAACTGCTTGGTGCGGTACCAAACGTCACAACCACACCGCCAGCGGCGTAACCTGAACCAGATACTTCAGTGACTGCGCCTGTATAAGAGGTTGTTGCAGCGCCCAATGAGCTTGCCGCCGTGTACAAAGCCGCTTTAAACACATCAGCAGTTGCTGCTGTGTGAGCAGGAATGCCCGTTGCATTAAACGCATGAACTGCGTTAAATAAGTCCACCTTGAATGAGGTGGTCATTGCTTGTGAATTTGCCATGATATTTCCTTAAAAAGAAGCGGTTTCACCAAAACTGACAACAGCCCGTTTAAGCTGTACATGCACAGAACGGTGAACTAATTCACCATCCAACCAATACTCTACCCAGTTGGTAGTTTCATTCTCATTATCCAATGAACCGTCACGCTTTTCAAGCAATGATTCGTCCATATCACCTTTGGTTGTGGTAATCAATTTGAACTCCTGATAAGAGCCGCCGTAGCGGTATTTGCGGGCATGGTAATTGTAAATGTAACGGCAGATGTTTTGTCAGACCCAAAGTCCAACACAGCTATAGATTTGTTACCTTGGGTAGAGTTGTAAATCAACGCACATCTTGCGGTGATTGCGCCTGTCCACGAGATGTTTGGGAAGCCTACAAAAGCTGTGTACCCAGAAGACGATACTGTGATTGGAGTTAACTGTGCCCCGCCAGCGACGTAAGTGCCTGTGTTAGGTACTTCATTGGTTGAACTGTACACAGTCGTGTCTTCGTTAAGATTAGCATTAGCCGTGTACAAGGCGATCTTAATCACATCAGTCGTCAAGTCATGAATACCTTGGTACAACTGCGCCTTAAAACTTGTGGTCTGGGTTTGGACAATAGCCATCAGGTCACCGCCTGTCTATATTGGCCAGAACGGTACGCATCCTGTCTTTCGAGTCCATCGCCAAGGCGCTTAGCCAATGCAAGAGCTTCTTGGTATTTGCCGTTGTACAACGCCATCATGTCAGTCTCACCCTTCATGTAGGTGTAAGCCTCAACCAAAGACGCATACAAAAGCACGGGATCAAAGTTATCACCTAGCCAAGACGTACCGCCTGAGTTAGTTACAGAAGCAACAGGAACTGAGAAACCAGAACCTGTCCCGCCAATATTGGTTGCTGCAGCAGACAGCGTATTTGCGACTCCATACTGCAAGCCACCATCTGTAATAGTTACGGCTGTTACTGCGCCGCCAGCAACAGTAATAGTAGCCAGTGCCCCGCTTCCAGAACCGCCCGTCAAAGGCACATCAAAGTATGTACCGGCTGTGTATGCACTACCGCCCGTAATAGCCCCTAATGTAGCCACAGGGCTTTGAACAATTGAAGGGGGGTAAAAGAAATAGTGCAACTCCGCCCCGTATGCGGCGTCTGGTGTTGGGCCAAGAATAAAAGTTAGCTCAGCCGGATTGTCTGAACGTGGACCAAACAAAGCATAGTACCTAGGAATCCCTGTGTCCGTGGGTTGGGGGTACGCCTGCCGAATAAAGTTAACGTCTTTATTTAACAAATACTCGTACTCGCCGTTGGCCTTGATGATTGCCAAAGAATACACCGCTAAGAAATCCGTGGGGCACTGCAAGTACTTGTTGTTTGTTGTGGTTACGCCTGTCACATTACTGCGCAAAGACGGAAACTGTACCGAGTTGAATATACGCTCTTCAGCTTGCTGAACGAACACGGGGATATTAGCCACGAAATCTGCTTCCGTGTTCTCCGTGTACGCTTGAATAGCGTTGCTGAGTTGCGTGTAATTCATGCCATTGGGCCTCGTGCCATCACACCTTTAGTCGCAGCACCTGTACCACGGACTTTGATGCCGGATGTCTTAGTTGGGTTTTCACCGTTGTTAATGACACCAACGCTCATCTTCATGGTGTTAAGGCTACTAATGCTAGAGTCCTTGCCGGGGTTAGTCGACATTACTAGAGCTTTACCATTCATTTTGTGCGGTGCAGCATAAGTGGCGGCGTCGCCAACTTCTTTGCCCATCATCTTTTTGCTAAATTTAGCCATGATTAACCTCGTTTCTGGTTGGCAATTTTTGCCAAATTACGTCCCATAGACAACATGTCCGCATCAGTTTTGCCACCTTTGCCACCCTTACCGCCTTTTAGAGCGGCTGATGTGGGGCCACTATCGCCTAGATTTGTTCCTTCGGTCTTGCCCTTTTTAGCAATTCCGTCTGCTGCTTTTTTAAATCCCATTTTAAGCTCCTTAAGATACCGTTACTGTACCAACAAATGTCGTTGCCACCAAGTAGTTTGGCGTCAAAGCGACATCAAAATTACTTGCCCCACCCACGGGGTTCCAGCCCCATTGAATATCCCGCGAACCACTAGTCGGATTACCCGCAGTATTTGCGCCCGCTGTAACGTAGGTTGAATCATTACGAGGATTACGCACAGCTTGCGGGTCGTCCACTGGATACATACCTAACTGCAACTGCGGCTGATCGGGATCCCAACACTCGGGACAAACTAACAAGTCGTAATTCTTTGTCTTGATAATCTCTTTACGGAGCAATTTTAATTTGTATTGCTGGCCACAGCGATCGCACATGGCGATACTGTTCTTACCAGAAGCAAACCTATTGCCCATTAGGTGCCACCACCAATAAACTGTTGTCTAGGTACAAAGCGAATGGCCGCCTTCTCGCGGTCTTCGGTTGCAGCCAATTCCCAAGCATCGTCATACTGCTGTTTCAATACCGGCAAACGCTCAGCACCACCAGCAATCTTCAACGCCAAATAGTACGCAAGGCCAGCGGCCAAGCATGGGATAAATCTAAACGGCACGTCCATCACGTTCACACCGCCACCCGCGTCTTGCGTGCGGCGTAAACGCCAGTAAACAAATGTGTACTGCTGTGAGCCATCAGGAGTTGGCCAAACTGTAATAGCTGGAACCTGCGCCCAGTACACGGCAACGGCAGCGGTATGGCCTACAGCAATCGTATCTTGCTGACCACGGGAGCAATTAAACAGTGTGCCGGACTTGGCGTTTGTGTTCTGCGTGATGTAGCCGTAGTTAATGATCTCGTCATCAATCTTAATGAAACCAGTTGCTGGCAAGCCTGTTACATCGTTTAACACAACTGATGTGCTGGTAGCCGTAATCGTTGTTGTAAGCGTTGCAGCAATAGGCGAGTTCTGACCGTTGTATCGTTGAATCCAGACTTGAATTGGTCTGGCTTGCTGAATCTTGTTGGGGATCGTAGCGTACGTAGAAACACTAATACGTGTGATTGTTAAGTCAGCCTGTGTATTAGCTGCATTAGGCTGTGTACGGATAACGTGCTCAATTAGATCAACCGTGTTGTCTGGTAGAGCGTATGTATTCTGGCCCTGAACGAGAGTGATCTCACCCTGCTCAATAGTCCACATATTGATGCCGCGATTGGCCCAATCTGCGAACATGATGTTTAAACTACGACGAGCAGTGCGTAAGTCATAGCCAGTACGCAGCTCACCACCGGCGCGTTCAAACGCCTCCTCGACCAATTCGTCGAGTTGGAGATTAAAACCTGATGCGCCAGAAGTGGTTGCCATTATCTAAATCCTGCAGTTTTCTTCGCAATTGTTTTTGGTTGGGCTACGAATTGTTTACCGGCGGCTTTTCCGGCTCGCTTGGCTTTGGTCGTCGCAGCGTACTCAGCAGGGCTGAGACTTTTGATCGCAGCTTTTGGAAGGTATCGTTCACCAGTGTCAGAAGATTTTTTACCACTTTTAGTTGTCCAATCTTGTTTGCCCCAGTCCTTGAGAGACTGTTGCGGTTTAGCCAACCCACCACCCGCCATCTTTTTCTTACCAGCGCAATGTGCCTTTTCTGAGAAACCTTTTGGGGCATCGCAATTTATGGCTTTCTTGCGTTTGTCAGACCACTTAGTCACGATACCCACCACCTGCAGCTTTATACCGTTTAGCCATAACTTGTGCTTTACGTGCTGACCACTGACCTGCGCCAGTACCAACAATTGCCGCAGCTTTGACGCTGTTAAAAATCCGTTTACGTAAACCGGGCTTGGTGTAGTTGCCAGCCTCGTTTACCTTAGACTTCACTGCACCGCCCTCTTTGTACTGGGTGAAGTCAGTGTTATCCCGCCGGGCTTTCTTCTTGCCCTTGGGCATCTTACTTGGAAGTATGGCTCCCATGCCACGGCTGGCAATCATGATTACACCATCTTTCCGCGGGTCTTACCCTTGGTGGCGCAGCCATCAGCACGGCGGGAAGCTGACACCATGCCACCTTTGGCTTTGTTCTCAGTAGTCAGAGATTCGTTGTACGCCTTGTCTTGCTTCTTAGCGGTAGCGCTGTCTTTGGCATCCTGTTTGGCTTCTTCAATAGCGTCAAAGTTAGCGGGTTTCTTAACGCCACGAGACTCACGCTTCATTTCAGCGTCGGCTTCGCGTTTGGCTTGAGTTTCTTTATCGGCCTTACGATCCATAAGATAGTTTGTACCAACAGCAGTGCCTGCTAAAGCGCCTTTCATACCAAGCATAGTACCTAAGCCACTACCACCGCCACCGCCACCGCCAGAATCTGGTTTGTCGTTAAGTCTACGTCTCATGATAATTCCTTAACAAATTTTGCCGCGTGTCTTGCCTTTAGTGGCAATACCGTCAGCACGTTTAGAAGCGGACGAAGAAGTCATGCCGCCGGAAGCATAGCCTTTGACTGCGCCGCCTTTTCTATAATAAGAATTACGGCGTGGAACATTGCTAATACCCATGTCGTACTCAGCACGAGTTGTGGGGCTAATGTTTGCTTCCTGCATTGCCGCTTCTGCCGCCGCACTCATGGGGCGTGACTTAACTACGGGCCTACGTGCAACGGGCTTCTTAGTAGGGCTGACCGTCATGGACGTACCGGCTTCGCCAAATTCTCTGGCGTTTGGGTTAGTCAACATGCGTTCTGTACGCCTGTTAGCCGCTTCCTCTGGGTCCATACCAAATTCATCGCCCACTTTCAGAGGTTCTTCGCTAGCTACTTTATCAGCAGCTATGCGGCGTTCCGCTGCAGCGGTCGTTGACTTCTCGTCTTTCTTGTCGCCCCTCTTGGACAACATATAGCCCAACGTGCCAAGGGCAGCAAGGGCTGTTAGGTCTTTACGTCGTGCCATGATGTTTCCTTAGCAGGCTTTGCCGCCCATGTTCATCTTAATCATCTTGCCTTTGGTTTTACCCTTAGACACAACGCCGTTTGGTGTTGAACCGGTTTTTACAGCACCCATCTTAGATGGCATGCCGCCTTTTTTCATGCCCGCATGAGCCTTAGACGCTGATGCAGAAGCATGGGCTTTTAGAGAAGAGGATATGCCGCCGTGTTTCATTGCGCCTTTACCGTCACCAATAAAAGCTGGCTTGCCATCTTTCATAGGCATGCCGCCACCGGCCATTTTAGTCGCGCCTTTTTTCTTGGCCATCATTGCCATCATTCCGGGATTCATCTTTGTAGCCATAGTGTTACCGCCTTCTTTCATAAGTGACATCTTGCCATGAAGTGTCTTGGGTTTGTTAACTTTTTGAAGATCGGGGCGGGACGTATTGGTGTCCTTGCCAAACTTCATCCCTTTACTCGCGCCGCTAAACTCTTTAGCAACCGATACTGGTACACCCGCAGCCTTTGCAAACTTTGGGTTGTGTGCAGCAGCATCCATGAACTGCTTTTGTTTCTCACTCTTCGCTGGCATTTGCAGACTCCTTGCGGTTAGTCAAGCCACGAACGGTGTCAGACTCCCAAATACGGAGCCCAAGATAGATGATTGTAAACAGCGAAGCCACAGGTGGGAGCCATGTAGCCATAACGCCAACAGTCGTTAAGACTGCTGCGCCATCTGCAACTGCTTTAGCTGTGTCATGCTGGGTCATACCATCCGCCCTCTTGTCTTGCCCTGTGTAGCGCAGCCATCAGCCGCAGTTACATAGCCACCATCCTTACAGTTCCACGCCCTTAAAGACTTATTTATCCTTGAATCCGGGTCGTTGGCCGTCTTTGCGCTGGTCAGTTTCTTTTTCATTCCACTCATCCTCGCACAGAAAGAGTCTCGCCGGGAGCCGCCTTCCGGCTGGGGAGGTTTCAAGTTCATACCTTGCGCTTTCGCAGAGGCTCGGCCTTTGGCGTTTAAACCGCCCTTCTCGGACTTGCCCTCTTTCCTCTGCCATGCTGGAGACTTAGCCATAATAAATCTGCGCCGCGTCAATTGCGCTCATGTAGGCATAAATTCCATTGACTGCCAACACGCCTTCACCGGGAATAACGGGGGCATTTTGGAATTCATCTGATGAATGAGTTTCGTAAGTCATTAACCAACGATTTGCGCCACTGACATAAAGCGCTGCTGGAGAACCTGTAATGTCTCCAGTATTAATGTCTACTAAAGTAAACGAGTTTGCATTTACTCTAGTAATTACATAGTTACCATCTGTGGCAGAGCCGCCTGAACCAACAGCAAAGTGAATACCTACAACATCGCCAGTTGATAAGCCATGAGAATTTTTAGCTACAGTAACTAATGTGCCTACACGACCATAAGACACGCTCGAAGTTACTGGGGCTGTGGTTGTATCAAACAAAACCAAAGTTCCGCTGCCACCGTAAAAAGAAACACCTTTTACACGGTTGCGCCCAAGCACAAAAAAACCGCTTTGGTTTAAATGCCCTTGTTTGACATCATATTGCATCGTCATTTTTTTGCTCCGGTTTTGGTGCGTTTAACATGCGGGCTTTTAACTCCGCATTTTCTTTTGCCATCGCCGCTACAAGTCCCATAGCGTGATCTCTTTGGCTTTCCAGAAGCCCAAGCATGGCCTGAACTTCTGGATCTTTATGAGTCAACATCAGGAAGCGCGAGTGACTAACTTCCAAACTGGGCTAGTAATTACGCCCGTCTGGATGTAAAGGTTTGCGCCGGTGCTGTCAATATACATGGAACCGGGGCCAGCATCC